GCCCCAGCACGACGAAGCCGCCCCCGACCAGCAAGGTCGGGGGCGGCTCGGCGTTTGCGGCCTACTGGGCCTCTCGGCGCTTCCGGATGAACTCCTCAACGGCGGCCGGGGCGACGTACCGATAGCCGGTCTCGGAGCGGTACCAGTCCCGGCCGCGCGCCCCGAACTCGCCGGAGTCCACCCGGCGGCGGATCGTGTCGACGCTGTCGGGGTAGCCGGCGGCCTGCACCAGCTCCGTCACCCGCTTCACCGTGAGCCAATCCGCCACGTCTGCCCTCTCTGCCGGCCCTCGCAACCCTGGCGAGTCTCCTGATGATCGCAGACGCGGGGGGCCGAGCGCTTCAGGCGGTGGGGGCGACATGGCGCAACCCTAGCAACCTTTGCAACCCTAGCAACCCTGTGCCATGATTCGCGGCATGACTGCCCCGACCATCAACGGCACCCGCTACCCCCAGCCGGTAGACGCGCTGGTGCCGGCCGCCCGCGAGCTCACCCGCGAGCTCGGCGAGCTCCCGTCGCGGAACCGGCTGATGCGCGAGTACCGGATCGGCGCCCCGAAGGCGGAGGAACTCCTCGCCCGGCTACGCGACGACGAGCCGCCCGCGGACCCGTGGATGCACGCCAAGCCGCTCGGCCCGGACCCGCTGCCGGCCCCGGTCGTGCCCGAATCCGTGCCGGCCGCCGGGCCGGACCCGCAGCCCGTCCCGGCGGCGCCGGTCGTCGAGCGGGTCGAGCAGGTCACGACGGTCGGTCACCCGGGTACGCCCACCGCGCCGGTCACGGCCCGCCGGGCGGTCGCCTGGCCGATCGTGCTGCTCGCCCTACCCGCATTCGTGGCCATCTGGTCCGGGTGGGTCGGACTCGGCGAACTCACCGGGTTCGGCGTCGTTCACCCGCTGCCCGGCATCGCCGACCGGGTGAGCCTCAACACCGCCATCACCCTGCCCATCGGCGTCGAGACGTACGGCGCGTACGCCCTGTACGTGTGGCTGTCCGGCCGGGTGCCGGACCGGGCCCGCCGGTTCGCCAAGTGGTCCGCCATCGCCTCACTCACGGTCGGCGCGCTCGGGCAGATCGCCTACCACCTACTCGTCGCGCCGCCGACCGGCGCCCCGTGGTGGATCACCACCGCCGTGTCGATCCTGCCGGTGGGCGTGCTCGGCATGGGCGCCGCACTCGCCCACCTCGTCCGCGAAGACACCGCCCAATAGCACCCCGGGGCGCGGCTCACGCCTGGACAGCCATGCCGCGCCCCGGGGCCCTCCCGAAGGAGAAACACCATCATGACCACGACCCACCTGATCCGCGGGCATGTCCCCGCAGACTCGCCGCTGCGCCAGCTGGCCGGCCGCACCGTCACCCTGCCCGCCAAGTCGCTCCAGCAGCTGGCCGAGCGGGTCCGGGAGATGCGCCGAGCAGGCATCCAGCCGATCGTCATGGCCGCCCCGCGCCCGTGGCCCTGGACCCGGATCGCGTTCGCGCTCACGGGCGCCGTCCTGGCCGCGACCATCACCGCGCTCGTCGCGATCCTCACCGGCCACCACTCCACCGCCTGGGTGGCCGCCGGCGCCATGGTGCTCCTCGGCATCGCCCTGTTCCCGGTCCTCACGCACCAGGAGATGGACGCCTGATGGCCGCCCTGCCGTACCGCCTGCACGTATTCGACGGCCAGTACGAGGTGCTGGCCAACCGCCGCTACGTGGTCGTCCTCGACCTGTCGATCCCCGGCTACGCAACCACCCTCAACCAGCAGCTCCAGGCGCTCACCCGCGACGCCTTGGCCGCGAACGAACCGATGGACGTCCCGCGCCTCGAGGTCAGGGACGCCGCGACTGGCACCAAGGTGCTCGACTGGAGCGGCGCCTGATGCTGCGCACGATCATGCTGCTCGCCCCCGCCCCGAGTCCGAGCCCGCCCGGAACGCCCGCCCCAGGCACGGGAACGGCTCTGCTGGAGCACACCATGTCCCCGACCGCAGTGGCCGTGCTGCTGCTGCTCGCCCTGGTCATCGACTACATGAGCGTCGGCCCCAACAGCCTGCGAGACCGGCTCGCTTTCCTCCTGGCCGTACCCGCCATCCGGGAAGGCTTCGACGGCTCCCTCCTCGACCAGTGGACCGTGCAGACCGCCAGCGGCGCCATCGAGCAGCTGCTAGACGCCACCGGCGGCGCCTACATCGCGGGAGCCTCGATCAACGCGATTCTCGGCGCGCTGGTCGGACTGCTGTTCATCTACGTGGTCGGCTGCATGCTGCCGGTCAAGGCCAGCAAGAAGCTCGGCCGGTTCGCCACCCTCACGTTCCCGCAGAGCCCGCTCTACCGGCTCAACACCCGCCTGTGGATCGCCGCAGTGCTCCTCGGCCTCATGGCCGACCTGCCCGGCGGCACCGTCGGCGACATCACCCGAGGCTGCGTCGACTTCCTCACCGGCCTCGTTGCCCCCCTGCCCGCCTGGCTGTTCGGAGCTGCCTGATGTTCACTCTCGCTGCTGCCCAGGAGCCGCACCGCGGCTGGGGCGGCCCGGTCGCCCTGCTGATCGCGGTCGCCGTCTTCATCACCATCGCAACGCTGCACGACGTGTGGATGCGCCGCGGCCTCCCCTCCCCCACCGAGGGGGATGACACCGAGGATGGTGTCACCGCGCAGGTCAGCAAGGTGTCTGACACCGATGACACCGACCGTGACACCAACTGGTGGGGTCGGATCGTCGAGCATGGCGGCCGGCGTGTCCGGGTTGATGGTCCGCCGCGTGACGAGGCACTCGATCTGGAATTGGACGACGAGGAGCCGGCGGAGACGCTGGAGGAGGCCGTCGACCGGATGGACCGCCAGGGCGTGCCGTACGCGGAGATCGTGCGCCGGGTGATGGCCGACCACCAGGTGTCGGAGTCCACTGCCAAGCGGGCCATCCGGCGTAGCCGGGAGGCCCGCTCGCCGGCATAGACCCGAAGACCACGAAGCGAGCCCCGCCCCGGTCAGCGCCGAGGGCGGGGCGCTTTGTCTCACCGATCCGCACAAATGGCGAAACGAGGCATAGCGCGTGTTGGCCGGACGCATGATGCATCATGTGTCGGCTTCTGTCACACTCCGGTGGTAACAAAAGGTCGCATTCGAACATACGATCGAACAGGAGTAGAATGCGATGACCCTCGCCGCATACGAGGATCGGGTGGCGCTGCTTGCGCTGTGCCGGATCCCCAAGGTCAGCTGGTATCTATTGGCTCGCGAGGCCCAGCGTCTCGACGGGCTCTCCCGCCTCCGCCAAGGCGTAGTGACGGAGACCTCCCCTGAGGCCGTCGCCGCCGCAGACGCGATTCGCTCCGCTCTACCCCAGTGGTCGACGCTCGTGGGCGAGGCAGAGCGAGAGATCGAGAAGGCTCAAACGGTCGACGCCCGCCTGATGACGGTGCTCGACGAGGATTACCCTCCCACGTTGCGGCTGATCTTCAATCTGCCGCCGTTCCTGTTCGTGCGAGGCCAGTTCACTGAGGCGGATCTGCGTAGTGTCGCCGTCGTCGGCACCCGCGATGCGTCGACTGATGGTGTCAAACGCTCCGGACGGATGGCTCGTCTGCTCGTCGAGCGTGGCGTCACCGTCGTCTCAGGCCTAGCCCGCGGCATCGACACCGCCGCGCACCGCGCCGCCCTCGCCGCTGGCGGCCGCACCATCGCCGTGATCGGAACCGGTATTCGCAAGTGCTACCCGGCGATGAACCGGGAGCTTGCCGAGTCCATCGCCGTTCAAGGCGCCCTCGTGTCCCAGTTCTGGCCGGACATGAACGGCGCCTCCTACACCTTCCCGCGCCGCAACGTCACCATGTCCGGCATCGCGCAGGGCACCGTCGTCATCGAGGCGTCCAGCACGTCCGGCGCCAAGATGCAGGCCCGACTGGCGCTGGAACACGGCAAGAAGGTGTTCCTGATCAAGAGCCTCACCGAGGCCCAGGAGTGGGCGCGCAAGTACGTCGACAATCGCGGCGCGGTCATGGTCGACGACGTCGACGACGTCGTGCGGCTCCTGGCGGCCCCGGAGCGCATCCACGCCGCGAACAACCGCCGCGAACAGCTCGCGTTCCAGTTCTGACCGGAAGGCACCCCTCCCCGCATGCCTGAGCCCCCTGCCGTCATCGACGGTCCCGACCCTGCCGGCTTCGGCAACTGCCGAGGGTGTGCCTACGTCGAGACCGGCCCCATCAGGGTCTGCTACGAGTGCGCCAGCGCGACCCTGCAGACGCCCGCCGAGCACCGCTGCACCATCTGCGACCAGGCCCTGGCCGGGCCCGACGAGCAGTGCAGCAACGCTCTGTGCACCGACCCCGACAGGGCCTTCGAGTTCACTGCGGTCATCGCGATGAAGACCGGCGCGCTTGAGCGCATGATCTGGCGGGTCAAGGACGGCAAATGGGCCTGGGGCTACGTGTTCTCCCGGGTCGTCCTCGGCTACCTGTACGCCCACCCAGAGCTGGTACGGCGCGTCGATGCCATCATCCCCACGCCGGCCCTGCTACCGGCCGGCGCCGATCCGCGCACCGATCACGCCAAGTTCGTCATCCAACAGGCCAAGGACCAGGACGAGGCCGGCCTCCCGTTCGTGGTCGACCTGCCGCTGGTCGTCAAAACGCGCACCACGACCAGGATGCGCAACACGTCCGGGGCCGAGGGACGGCGGATGGTGTCGGAACAACTGTTCCAGTCCCTGGCCGTGCCCGACCCCGGACGTGTGCGCAACAAGCGGATCATGGTCTACGACGACGTGTTCACCAGCGGCAACACCCTCAACGCCGTAGCCCGACGACTCAAGGCGGCCGGCGCCTCCGAGGTGTTCGGACTGACCCTCGCCCGACAGGTCTGGTCCGGCGGTAGGGCGGCTATCGCGCCGCCGCGCACACCAGGTCAAGATGAGACCGCTGACGTGTTTGGCGGCCGGTAGCCTCGCGCCAACGAAGGCGACCGGCTGACCGTCGATGACAAAGCGCCCCGCCCCCGGCCGTAGCCAGGAGCGGGGCGCTGCCGTGTTGGTCGGCGCTGCCCGGGGATCCATCCAGGCGCGCTGCGTGGCCGATCGTACCGGGCTACCGGACGCGCGTTGCCGGATCGGCTTTCGGCGTCACCTGCGGGCGTACCCCGAACAGAGCAAACCCTGCCACGATCGCACCGCCGATCGCCGCCACCGACTGGTCGGACACGTGAAAGCCGTACTCGGCGAGCAGGGTCGCCACGGCGGCGACCACACCGACGTAGAGGGACGGCGCGACCGGCCGGGTCGTCCAGGCGGTGATGCTGGCGGTGACCAGCGCGGTGAGCGCCGCAGCAGCGCCGGCGGACAGGCCAGGCAGGTTGAGGGCTGCCAGCACGGTAATGAGGGAGCCGATTGCGCCGATGACCAGCGCCGGCTCACGGCCGAAGATTCGCACAGGGTCTCCTAAGGTGAGGTGATGGTGCAGGTGAGCAAGCTGCCTCAACGGCAGCGGCTGGTGCTGGCGGAGCTGTCCGGGGTCGCCGGCCGGTACGGCAACGGGGTGGACCGGGACGCTCCTCGTGAGGTGGCGATCGCGTCGGTGCGCCGGGTGACGAGCGACCCGCAACTGCTCGGGATACAGGCCGGAGTGGCCCTGGCCGACCCGCAGGGCATCAGCGGCCCAACCGTCGAGCTGCTCCGCGCTGCCGGCGCCGACATGGCGGTCGCCGAGGCGCACGCGGCCGAGGTGCGGGCCCGGCTGGAGTCGCAGGGAATCCGATACGACCACGCCTTCGAGGTGTAGGCGTCCCTGTTCAGGTCGTCGCTGACGACTGCGACTGCTGTTGGATACCGGCGAGCTGCGCACGGAGATCACCGATCTGCCCGGTCAGCGCGGTGATCGTGGCCTCGCGGCTGGCGAGCTGAATGCGTAACTGGTCCCGCTCCGTCTGGACGGCGCGTAGCTCGGCCGACAGGTGCTGCTCGGATAGCGCGAGCTGCGCAATGCGGGACTCCAGCTCGACGACGCGCACGCGCAGGCGCTCGGCCTCGGCCGACGTCGTCGCGAGGGACTGCCGGGCGTCGGCCAGCGCCCCGCGCACCTGCTGCAGCTCGGCTCGCAGGTCGGCGGTGAGTTCCTGGTAGATGTCCTGCCGGATGCGGTCGCCCTCGGCGTGCAACTGCTCGGCGGCGGCCTCGGCCTGGCGGGCCTGCGCCGCGGTGAGCCGCTGCTGCACGGCGCGGGTCCGCCGGCCAAGCACGTGGGCGACGATCGTGCCGGTGACGCCGGCGCCGACGGCTCCGGCCGCGCTGACCAGGGCGACAGCGACGGCGGTGTCCATCTAATCAGAACCGCCCGCTGTTCAGCCGGCGCTGGACAGCCTTGACGACCGCCGACACCGGCATGGACATGATGCCGTCCTGCTCGGTGCCCAGGTACCGCTGCAGCGCACGCACGGTCTTGTACGGCCGGCCGTCCTGGCAGATGCCCGCGCCATCGACCACCAGGCTGGCGCGGACCTTCGCGTTGAGGTGCCGCTGCACGGCCTTGACCAGGGCGCTCGGTTCGGTGATCCTTCCGTCGACCGGGGTGCCCATGATCTGCTGCCAGCGGGTGATGGTGGCCGGGCCCAGCTGGCCGTCGACCACCAGCTGTCCCGAAGTCGCCGGCGGCTTCGGGGATGGCGCGGGCGCCGTGTCGTCGACGGGCATCCCCGCGTGCACCCAGGCGTACAGTTCGTCGCCGGGGCACTGCGTCGACCCGACGTCGCGGTGGCCGTTGCGGGTCAGAGTGCGGCCCGTGCGGCGGCACGCTTCGTCGTACAGCCACCGGATCGCGGCCCGGACCTTCGGGCCCGCGTCGGTGACGCCGGCGCGGTCGCGGCCGATGAAGCAGACGCCGATCGACTCGGTGTTGTAGCCGGCGGCGTGCGCGCCGACGACGTCCCAGCCGCGGCCTTCGTAGATCCGGCCGTCGTCGTCGACGAGGAAGTTGTAGCCGATGTCGGACCATTTCTTGGTGTCCATGTGGTACGCCTGGATGACCTTCGGCGTCTGGTCCGGGCTCGCCGCGCTGTAGTGCACGACGAACCGCCGCCGGCGCGACGCCGCGACGGTTTGGACGCTGCGCGGCGGGCGGGCACCCCACTGCTTGCGGCTGATGATCTGCATGACTGCGCCTCCCAGGGCATGCGAGAACGGCCACCCCGACGGGGTGGCCGAATGGACGGGCTTGCGGTGGCAGCCCACACTGGACTGCGTGACTACGACGAGAGCGAGAACGTTCGGCGTGGGGCTGGTGGCGCTCGCGGCGGCCGGCGTCATCGGCGGCGTGACGGCCCTGTCCCTGGCCGGCGGCGGGGAGTCGGCCCGCCAGGACCTGCGTACGGTGTCGGATGAGTCCAGCGCCACGCCCGCAGGGGAGGCCGGCGCTGCGCCCACCACGGCGTCGGCCAGCCCGACGTCGAGCGTGGTGGCGAGCGCCAGCCCGTCCGCGACCACCGCGGTGGGTGCCTCGCCCGCCGAGCTGCCGGCTACGCCCACCGGGCCGGCGGCGGGGCCGGCCGCGACCGCGACGACGAGGAGCCCGACGACCGTGACCGTGACCGAGACGGAGCCCACCACCGTGACCGAGCCGGATCCGACCACCACGCCGACCACCGAGCCGCCGGCGCCGCCCGCTAACGCCGGCGAGCCTGGCGCTCCGCCCGTGGGCGATCCGCCGCCGCCGCTGCCGAGCATGTCGTGCCTGCCCGACGAGATCGGCCAGAACCCGCGCTGCCCGGTCAGCTAGGACTGCTGGGTCCAGGATGCGGTGACCATCGCCCGCACTGCGCCGGTGCCGGCGGTGCGCCGCCCATCTACGGACAGGCCCAAGGTCTCGCCGAAGTTGCCGGCAGGCAGGGCCACGGGACCGATGTCCGTGTAGTTGACAGCGAACGAGACGGTGACGGTGGGGCCGAGCTGCGCGCCTTGGCACATCAGCCGCAGCTCCCCCGTCGTCCCGCTCAGGTCGGTCGTGTGCCGCAACCGCACGAACAGCTTCGGCTGCTGACGGGGCACCGCCGTTTCCAGCACCATCGAGAATGACCCGGACGTGGTGCCCGGCCATTGCGTATAGTCGCTGCCCGCCCACATGACCGGCAGCCACGGCCGGGCGATCCCCTGCCCGGACACCTCGTCGCTGCTGAAGATGATGTTGCCGGTGTTGTCCCAGATGGCGGGGACGCCGTCGTACAGGCTCAGCGCGGCGTTGCCGCCGCCGGCGCGGAATGCGACCAGCCCCGGTTTGCGGGTGCCGTCACCGAACGGCACCAGGCCGAGCCAGATCATCCGGTTGCCGGCGGTGTCGTGGATGAGGACCTGGCCGCCGTCGGTGACCGTGACCGACCCGCCGCCCTTGATCGTGAGGCCGCCAGCGCCGATCGTCGCCGCTTCCAGGCGTCGTCCGGCCTGCAGCTCGCGTACCTGCCGTTCGAGGTCCGCGATGCGACGGACGAGCCAATCGGTGCCTGGTGGAGCCTGGTCGGAGGAGATCACGACACCACGTCCTCTCCGGGAGTCAGCAGGATCGGCGACACTGTCCCGGCGGCCGGGTCGAGTTCCCAGCCGATGGCCCGGGCGACGCCGGTCAGGCCGGCGGGGTGCCGGTGCCCGGTGAGCTCGTGGCCGATGTCGTCACCGATCGCCCAGTCGGTGCCCAGCAGCGGATACACGTCGGCGCGGCTGGTGAGGGTCACGACGCGGGCGCCGCGGGCCATCAGCGCGAGCGCCTGGGCGGCGTGCCCGTTGAGGGTCGTCTTGTTGCTGATCGACGACGACGGGCTGTACCTGTGCTCCCAGCGCGGCCACCCAGCGGCGAACATCGCCTCGTCTCGGGCCGGGTCGGACTGCGGCCGGGCGTCGCCCTCGCCGCTCGAGGTGGCGACCACGTGGTTGGCACCCTTGCCCGAGCTGTAGTCCTCGCTGTACGTGTACCGGGTGGTCGATGCGCCCCGCGATGACACCACCGCCGACGCTGAGCCTGTGGTGAACACCGCGTTCGGGGCGCTGCTCGGGTAGCCGACCCGCTTGCGGATACGGGCGATCTTGGCGACGGCGGTCTGGGTGGCGTCGGTCCAGTCCAGGACAATCGTCCACTCCGGGCCGTCGATGACTCCCATCAACTCCCGCAGCGTGGAATACACGCTCTTGTCGTCCTGGTCTTTGTAGGTGCGCTCGCGCCGGGTGCCGGTCGCCGGCGCGTCGACGATCAAGCCGATTCCCTCGATGTTGGCGTCGTCGACCAGGCTCGCAGCGATCAACGCGTCATCGACCTGGACGAACTCGTGGTCCCTGACAAACCTGCGGTCGAGGTAGCCCTCCAGCGACACACAACCCATCTCGACGGTCGCCTCGGTGCCGCCGCGGCGGGTCAGCACGATCCCGGCCCATACCGGCACGCCGGCGAGCACCGCCACGATCATCGACCGGCCCGGCTCCGTCGCGGCCTCCCAGTTCCTCGGTGCCCGGCCGTAGCCGCCAAGCGGGATCGGCAGGGCGGCGCTGGTCGACGTGTACGCGCCAAGCAGGGCGGAGATGCTGCCGGACGTGGCCAGGTCCGGCAGCTCTTCCACGATCCGCCCGGTCACCAGGTCGCACCCCAGCCAGGTGACAATGCTGGCCATCAGCTCTGCGTCTCGATCGTGCCGGACAGGTATAGGTAGTCCTGTGCAGCCCAGGTGAATGGGACCGTAGAAGAAATTCGTGCAGCTCCTGTAGCGGGAGTCGTCGTGAAGGTTCGCACGATGCCGAACTGGTCAGCGGCGTTCGAGAGCTGCGCACGCGCATCATAAAGACCGACAGCAGAGCTGTCCCAGCAAGCGCCGCTGAGGATGATGTCGGTGACGGTGCCGTTAAGCGCTGCCGGGAAACCACCAAAGCCCCAATACCCGGCGGGGTCACCGGCGCTGGTGGTGCCACCCCAGAACAGCTTGATTACGACGTGCGCAATCCGGCCGATCTTCTTGTACTTGCCGACCAGCGCGCCGTTGCCCAGCACGGGCTGCGCCACGCCGGTGTTGTTCCACGTCGGGGTGAAGTTCGTCCAGGCGGTGAACACGGTCGGGTCGGCGATCGTCTGCCAGGCCGTACCGGTGTCCCGCTCCAGCACGTTGAGGTCGAGCCGGTCCCGGTAGCGGCCGGCCACCGCAGCCCCGACGTGCCCGGCGGCCGCCACCGGCAGAATGCCGCCCGGCGCCACGGTGAACCGCCGCCCGTCGGTAACGACCGCCGCGCCGCCGCCCTGACGCGGCACGTCGATGGTGCCCGACAGGATCGCGCCGGCAGGCACGTCAGGCGCGGCCGGCGTCGGACTCGCCTGCCCCACCAGGTACTCCGACCGGCCCAGCCGCAGCCCGGACGAGTCCTCGTCGTGGTCGTACACGCGGATGATCGTGATGTCCTTGCGCGGGTTGGTGGCGTCCGCTGCGGCGAGGGCGTGCGTCTCGTCGGCCGGCAGCGCCAGCCAGTACGGGCCCTGCGGGGTGGACAGGCCCGGGTCGATGCAGCACACACCGGACCGGACGGTGATCGTGCTCCCCGCCAGCTCCGTGCGGAGCTGGTTGCCGCCGGGTCGCACACCGGGCCGGCCGCCCAGGGCGCGGCCGTCGTACATCAGCGCCAGCGCCATTGCCTGCCGCAGCTCGTTCGCCGAGTAGGCGGGCGCGCCGCCGGACGCGTTTACCCAGAGCGGGTCGCCGGGCATCAGTGCCTCCCTACTGCCATGAGTCCCGCCACCTGGCGGTGAGCTGTGCGTTTGCGTTGTACAGCGGCGCGTCGAAGGCGATCTCCGCGTCGCCGCGGGGCAGCACCGGCCAGCCGATGCCCTCCACGGTGGTCAGGCCGCGGCGGCTGGCGGTGCCGTTGAGGTAGACGGTCCTGCTGGCCGTGTCGATGTCCAGCCACTGGCCGACGTCGAGGGTCAGCCACACCCGCACGATCGCCGTGCCGGCCGGCGTCAGCACGCTTACCCGTGGCTCGGGCACCGGGCCATCGATCCGCAACAGCAGCCCGCTCGCCTTCGTGCCCGCGTTCGTGATCTGCCGGCGGCCGGACGTCACCGTCGCCCCGACGGTGAACGGCACGGTGAGCGGCAGCGTCAGCCCACCGGAGGTGGACGGCAGCCCGAGCGTGACGGAGTGTTCCTCGCCGCTGTAGATGGTCGGGTCCTGCGCCACGAATGCGGCCTTGGTTACGGACCAGCCGTAGGCGATGGCGGTCACGTCGGGGTCGACCATCCGGGGGCGGCCGCGCATCAGGTACTCCACGCCGCCCCACACGAAGCGCAGCTCCACGTCCTCGTGAGACGGCGCGAACGCCGCGAGGAGCTGCTGGTGCAGGGCCAGCCACTCGCCGCCGGTGTTGGCCTCGACGAGGATCTGCAGCGGCACGACCACCTCGTCCGTCCATTCGGCGCCTGACCATGTGCCGTCGCCCCACGCCCGTTGGCCGCCCTGGTCGGCGCGGGTGTTCCGTGTCCAGGGGTTGACCTCGGACAGCAGCATGTACGGGGTGTCCGGGCCCATGACGAGCCCGCGGATGGACGCCTGTCCCTCGGTGAGTGGCATGTCAGTGGATCCCATGCATGGCCAGCTCGGTCATCACCTGACCGAGCGAGAACCGGTCGGAATAGGCGCGGACGTTGAGGTTCTCGATGGTCGGCCCGGCCGCGCCAAGCCGGCCCGTGCTGGACAGGCCACCGGCCGGCACTGCCCCGCCTGGCAGCGGCCGCACCGCCGCGGCGTTGGCCAGCCGTGCCGCGGCCCGCTCGACCAGGCCCTGCCCGTCGGCGACGCCGAGTGCGGCGCCCTCGCCGACGTAGCCGAACAGCCGCCGCATCACCCTCGACGGGGAAGCGATGCCCAGCATCTCTCGGATCGCCTTCGGGATCTTGTTGACCAGCGCCTGCACCTTGTCGGTGACCAGGTGCCAGGCGGCGGCGATGCCATCGCGGAGGCCCTGGACGATGTTGCGGCCGATCCCGACCAGCTTGTCCTTGAGCCCGGACAGCAGGCCGGTGATCTTGCCGGGGATGCCGCGGACGAACGACAGCAGCGCCTCCAGCCGGTCAACTGCGGCGTCACGGGCTGAGGCGAACGCGCCACGGATGACACCGACCACGGCGGATATGCCGCCGATGATCGACTTCACCCGGTTGATCGCGCCTTGGACCAGGCTGACGATCGCCGACCAGACAGTGCTGATGACCGTCTTCCAGGCGTTGATGCTGGCCCGCCACCAGGTCGTGATCCACCCCACCACGGTCGTGATGACTGTCCGGACGACGTTGATGTACGTCCTGACGATGGTGGAGATCGCCGTCCAGACGGCACTGATGACCGTCCGCCACACTGTCACGGCCGTGGTGATGTAGGTGGTGATCCACCCCCAAACGGTGGAGATCACGGACCGCACGACGTTCACCGCCGCGGTCACGGCCTTCTTGATCCACTCCCAGGCGGTGAGGACGCCCTCGCGGAACCAGTCGACGTTGTTCCAGGCCCAGATGATCCCGGCGACCAGCAGCGCGATCGCCACGACCACCGCGGTGATCGGGGAGGTCAGCACGGCCATCGCGGCGTTGAGCAACCAGGTCGCGGCCGTGGCCGCGCCGGTGGCGATCGTGCCGGCGATCATCGCGACCCGGGATGCGACCATCGCCACGCCGGCTCGGGCGTTGGCGACGAGGTTGCTGTTCATCGCCGCTGTCCACGCCGCGGTGGCCAGCGCCGCGGTGCGGGACGCCGCGGTGGTGGCCACGGTGGCCACCCGGGAGGCGACGGCCGACGCCGCCGCCCTCGTCGACGCCGCCGCCGAGGCGGTCTGCGCCGCCACCCACCGGCCGGCCGACACGGCGGCGCGACCCGACGCGGCGCCGGCCGAGCCGATCGCCCGGCCGGCGGTGGCCACGGCACCGGCGGCGGACCGGGCGGCCGCCACGGTGTCGCGGATGCCGCCGGCGACCGCCCGGACCGCGCCGACGGCCTTGTTGACCGCGACGAGCCCAGCGAAGGCCACGGCCACCTTGGCCACCTCGGGCCCGGAGCGCTGCAGCCAGCTCAGGATCGGCTGCAGCGTCGGCATCGCGTCGGCGGCGAGCGAGGCCAGGGTCTGGGAGAAAGACCGCTTGAACTGCTCGACCGGGTCGACGCCGGCGGCGAGCGCGTCGGCGGCGGCACCGGAAGCCCCGGCGACCTTGTCGAAGCCACCCGAGGCGGCCGCGGTGGCCGGGTCCAGGGCCAGCAGCGCGCCGGCGAGGTCCTCGCCCTGGGAGCCGAAGAGCTGCGCGGCGATCGTTGCCTGCTTCGCCGGGTCCTTGATCGCGCCGAGCCGGTCGAGGGTCTTCTGCAGGGCGGCCTGGGCAGCCTCGCCGCCGCCAGCGACGTCTCGGGCGACCTGCTTCGCATTGAGGCCGAGGGCCTGGAGCCCGGCGACCGCGTTCGGGTCGTCGAGGTTCTGCGCCCGGACCGAGAATTCCTTCAAGGCGTCGGCGACCAGGTCCGTGTTCCGGGCACCGGCCTGCAGCGCCTGGTTGATCAGACCGAGGCTCTTCGGCCCGTCCAGCCCGAGGCGCTGGAAGATGACGCCGTACTCGTTGTAGGTGTCGAGCAGGTCCCCGTTGGCGTTGAGGCCCTTCTGCGCGCCGGCGGTGAGGATGTCGTAGGCGGCCTGCGCGTTCGGTGCCAGGCCGGTCTTGACCATCTGGGCGACCGCCCGCACCGACTCCACGGTGTCGACCCCGAACACCTTGGAGAAGGTCTCGGCGCGGGCGGTCAGGCCCTCGATGTCGGCGCCGCCGGCGAGGCCACCGAGCTGCTGCTTGACGATGACCACCGAGTTGGAGACGGTCTCCAGGCTGTCGCCCCAGCCCTTGGCGTACAGGGCCCCGGCCGTCTTCGCCGCGGCCTGCGCCTCGGCGGGGGACACGCCCAGCGCGGCCTGGATCTGCGCCTTGTTGGAGTTGGCGGCGATCGCCCCGCCGATGCCGGCGGCCGCCACGCCCAGGCCGACGATGTCGCCGGCGATGCCGGTCACCACCGACCGGACCTGCTCCAGCCCGGCCTTGACCCGCTGGCCGACCGACTGTCCGGCTTTCGCGCCGGCGTCTGTCAGCCCGTCCTCGATCTTCTTGGCCGCGTCGGAGGTGCCGGCGGTGGTCTCGCGGACCATCAGACCGGCGAAACCCTTGAAGCTGGGGATGACCTGGAGGGTGGCGTAGCCGACGGTTGGCACAGGTCACCTCCTGTTCAGTTGTTCCAGCTCCGCAGCACGGCGGGTGGCCCGCTCGCGCATCAGGTTGTCGCGGCGGCGGGTCTCGGCCGGGTCGCGTCGGGTGCTTGGCGGCGCCGGCCGGGCCGGGTGCGGCTTTCCGGTCAGCGCGTGAAACACGTCGGTCAGCAGGTAGTCCGTGCGGGTCCACCCGGCGTCCGGGTCGCCGTATGTGCCGAGGGTGGCCGCGCCGATCGGCAGGTAGCGCAGCAGCGTGGCCAGCCGGCGCAGGGTCAGCCGGCCACGCCACAGGTCGGCCAGGTCGATCTGGTAGTAGCGCTGCAGGTCGGCCTCGACCGCGTCCGCGTGGTCGCGGATCAGGCGGGCGAGGCTGAGGATTCCCCCGCGCTCGTGAACCCGAGCTCCTGGGCGAGCAGCTCGAACATCTCGTTCAGGCCGGTGTGGCCGGGCTGCATGGCCTTGAACTGGACCCACTGCTGCGGGCCGAGCAGCTCGCGCAGCGCCAGTGTGGTCTTGCCCTCTTCGAACCACTCCAGCAGGTCGACGCTGAGGTTGTTCTTGTCGACGTGCACCCGCCACGGGCGGCCGCGCCAGGTGACCGTCACGTCGATCTGCTCGGCCTGGCCGGCCCGGCGCTGCGCCCGGTTCGGGCCCTTGCCGGTCAGAGCCAGCTGCCGGTCGATCCACTCCCGGTCGGCGGCCGTCAGCCCGTCAGCGTCGACGTCCGGCGGCTGGCGCAGCTGGGCCAGGCGGGCCTGCGCCGCCGGCGACGGCTGCCAGCCGGCCTCGTCCATCGCGACCTCGTCCATCCCGGCGTACGACGGCTCACTCTCGTCGGCGGCCGCGGCGGCCGTCGTCTGTCGCAGCTGAGACAGACGGGCCTGCGCCGCCGGCGACGGCCGCCAGCCGGCGCCCTCCTCGAGCACCGGGCCGCCGGCGGCCGGCCGGGCGGCGTCGGCCCGGATCGCCCGGGAGTTGTACGGGCGCGGCGTGCCGCGTCGGTTCTTGCTCTTGCCCATCGCGCAGGTCCTCCTGATCTTGCGCAGGTCGGGGTGGTACGGAGCGGCGGCGGACCTGCGCGTACGCCGCCGCCCCGGCTCGGGGGTGGGTTACGGGGTGACGACGTCGGTGGACTGGCGGTCGAAGAGCACGCCGTTGCCGTCGGGGAAGATCGAGAGGGTGATCTCGTACTTCTTGAGCTCGTCCTCGGAGTCCTTGATCGTGCCGATCGTGTCGACGATGGCGAACCGGCGGGTGATCAGCCGCTCGATCCGGTCGTCGTCGCGGACCTCGAAGGAGACCTTCTTCGGCCCGTGCCGCGGCACCACGATCGTGGTCGCGGTGGAGCCGGGGTAGACCAGGCCGCGGACGACGTCGTTGTCCTCCAGCGCGGTGAACTTCTTGGTCATCTTGAAGTTCTTCCGGCTGGTGCGGACGAGGATGCCGCCCCAGGCGTAGTGGTCGCCCTTGTCCTCGTCGCGGCCCTCCTCGATGCCGTCCTCTCCGTTGAGCAGGCCGGCCAGGCCCCATTCGTTCGAGAAGGCCTCCGCCACGGTGGCGGGGTTGGCGGTGGTCAGGTCGTCAGCGATGTACACGTCGGCGTCAGCCCACAGAGACGCCTTGCTCGGGTCGCCGGACACGGCGTCCTCCTTGGTGGTTGAGCGGATGAGGTGGTGCGCAGGTCAGGTCGTCGGGGTCGACGGGTCGGCGATGTGCCGGACCTCGACGACCAGGTGGCCATCGGCGACCCGCACGACGGAGCGGGACAGCACGATCTCCCGGCTGCCTGCGGACTCCTTCGCGGTGGCCGCTGCGGCTGTCTCCTCGTCGACGATGGCGCGGGCGACGCGGCCACGCTGCGCCGGCGGCACGGTGCCGTCCGGGGCGAGCATGCCGAGCTGCTCGGCCCTGGCCCGGATCTCTTCTTCGGTCGGTACGCGCAGGCCCATCAGGTCTCCAGACGAGTCGGGCGTACGTACGCCTCGACGGTGGTGGTGGCCAGGTCGATGCCGGTGTCCGGGTCGACACCGCGGACCGGGCCGACGCCGGCGGCGACGCGGCAGCTGCGGATGACGGGGCCGGTGTGCACCAGCAGCAGGCCGCGGCACATCTGCGCCAGGTCGAAAGCCTGGTCGGTGTCGTGGTGCCAGACGGTGAGCCGAAGGGTGGCCAGGCTGCTGACCGGGTACGTGGGCCGGTCGTCGTCGACGGCCACCAGGACGAACGGCAGCTGCGGCCGCTCCGGGGACCGGTCAGCCGGGAGGCGGCCGCCGACCGTGACGTTGTCGGTGTACGGCTCCGCCCGGGCGGGGAGCTTGGTGCGGAGCACGCCAGCGGCCGCGGCCTGGACGTCACCGAACACCACCAGGGGCCGGACCATCAGCGGATCCGGATGTCGGCGCCGATGCCGGAGGCTGCGCGGGTGAGCACGCCGTGCTTGGCCTGCAGGCCGACGCCGCGCCGGTCGGCGATGGTGACCGCGGCCGCCTCCCGGTCGGTGGTGTACTCCGACACTGTGACCGGGACGTCGTCGCCGACCAGGCCCCGGACCTTGCTGGCAATCTGCTCGGTCGCCTGGTTGACCATCTGCCGGACCTCGTCGCTGCGAGCGACCTCCCCGATGCCGGCGAAGTTCACCTCCACTTCGATCTTGTGCGCCACGGTGGCCTCCTATCCGGTCACGCGGACCATCACGAACTCGACGTGGTGCACCCGGGTGCTGTTGACCGGGTCGGGCCACCGGGCTACCTCGCCGTCGACCTGGTAGGTCAGGCCCTGGTACTCGATCCGGTCCTTGGCCTGCACGTCCGGGTTGGTGCCCGGCTGGCTGATCACCCGCAGGCCCGTGGTCACGACCGTGCGGGTGTCGCCGACCTGCTCGGTCTGCTGGTTGGGCTGGACGTTGACCCGGGTCACCGGGATCCGGGTGACCACCGCCGGCGACCAGTCGTCGACGACGCTGCCGGACCGGTCAGTGCGGGTACCGGGCCGAACGACCGTCAGCCGCTGCCGGAAGAGCATCACGCCTGATCACCCCGCCCGACCCGGTACGCCTCGACTGCCGCCGACCACTGCGCGGTCACGCCGGTGGTCGCCGTGGCCCCGAAGGTGACCGACTCGCCGCCGGCCTGGACCGTCTGCACACCCGGCGTGGTACCGGCCATGATGCGCGCCTGGTCGATGACCGCCTCCTGGATGTCCTCCGGGATCGGCTCGTACCCGTGGTCGAAGACGACCCGGATCGCGCCCAGGCGGTCAGGCCAGCCGCAGCGCCGCCGCAGGATGCCCTTGCGCGACCACTCGAATTCCGCGACCGCCAGCACCTGGCCGTCGACCTCGACGAGCGGCCGGGCGAGGACGGGCGCGGCTGGCAGGATCAGCTCCGTGGAGCCGTCCCCGTCCAGCCACACCTCGTCCCCGACGATCTTGTGCACTGAGTGGTGCACCTGCCCACGGAAGCGGTTGCTCGCTCGGCGCAGCGCGTCGAGCATGTCCGGGTCGTCCTCCGGCAAGCCGAGCGCCCGGGCCAGCTCGGCCGGATCCGCGAGCAGGGGCAGCTCAGTTGGTGCCGTCACCCGACCCGCCCTTGCCGGCCGAGCGAGCGCCCCGCTTGCCGCCGGCGGGCGTGGTCGACGGGGTGCTGCCGGTGCCGGCGTCCGGGCCGGGCAGTCCGGCCGGGTCCGCGCCCTGCTCGCCGCCGGCGGTGCCGGTGGTGAGGGTGGTCGACGCGGTGCTGCCGCCGTCCGAGCCGGCCTCCTGCTTGCTGTCGTCGGCCCCGTCGTCGGATCCGGCGCCTTCGCTGAGGGTCTCGTCGCCCGTGACGCGCTGCCGGGCCGCGGCCTGGCGGGCGCTGCGGGCCTTGCGGGTGGGCTTGCCGTTGGCGTCGACGAGCCCGCGCTCCTTGGCGTCTTCGAGCCGGTAGCGCACGTCGTCGATGACGATCATCTTGTGGTCGACCATGCTGATGCTTCCCTTCGGGTTCAGAGAGTCAGCGTCACGCGGCCCCGGCTTCCCCCGAGCGGGGCCGCGTGACGCTGGTCAGGTGGCGCGCTCAGGCGCCCGGCTTGACCACGACCAGGCGGTTGGGCTTCCAGATGACCTGCTCGGCGCGCAGCTCGGCGCGGACGTAGGTCATGTTCCGCTGGGCGTAGTCCTTGTGCTGGTTGAAGGCGAGGATGGACAGGCCCTCGACGTCGAGCAGGGCGATCTGCCGCCAGTCGCCCAGGATCGCGGTGCCCGGGGCGAGTCGCTCGGACAGCGCGCGGACGCGGCCCCAGCTCGTCGAAGGGCCGATGCCGAACGGGCCCTGGCCGAGGAACCGCTTGTTGTCGTCCTGCAGCAGGTCCCACGCCTCGTCGTCCTCGGGCGACATGAGCACGGCGGTGACCTGGCCGCCGCGCAGCCGGGTGACCCGCGTGATCGCCTTGCGCAGCGCCACCACCTGCGGCCGGGCGTCGGCGCCCGCGGTGTAGGTCTCCTGCTGCACGCCGGTGGTGTTGAGCAGGCCCCGTGGTTCCCCGTTGGTGCCGGTGCCGCTCAGGAGCTTGTCCTCGATCACCGAGTCGAGCGAGTAGCTCAGCTCCTGGTCCATGTACGTGGCGAACGCCGGCGCGTCGGACAGCAGCTGGTTGGTGACGTCGTAGCCGTCCGCGTAGGTGTACGGCTTGGCGTCGGCGATCTGCGTCTGGATGTCGCTGACCGGCTTGAGCGCCGCGGCGTCGTTTGGGCCGGTGGCCTCCGGCACGATCGCGGCGTTGCGGGTCACCCCGGTCACCTGGACGTACTCGAAGGCGCCGTCCGCCTCGCCCCGGCTGATCAGGTCGAGGATGGTGAGGTTGTCCCGCTCGACCATGTCGACGGTCGGGTAGCGGATCGGCTGGGTGCGGGCGACCTGGGTGGTGATGGTGGCCTTGCGGCCGTGGTACCAGTCGTCCATGGAGCCGACCTTGACCCGGCCGATGCTGATCGGCGTGCCGTTGCCGACGCCGCCCGGGTGGGCCTTGCGGAACGCCTTGTAGCGGTCGCTCTTGATGAACGCCTCGCCGAGCCGCTTGGCGTCGAGCCGCTCGCGGCGGTCGGTGACGCGGGCGCCGCCGGTCTTGCGGCCGGCGCCCGGCTCGTCCGGGTCGTCGTCCTCGTCGTCGACGTCGTCGTCCTCGTCGTCGCCGCCGGCGAGGCCGGCGAGGCGCTTGGCGGCGGTGTCGGCCTTCTTGACCTTCGCCTGCAGAGCGGGGATCTCCTCGCCGAGGGTGTCCACCTCGTCGAGCTCGTCTTCGGTCAGGTCCCGGGTCTTGGCGGCCTTCGCCAGCTCCGCGGCCCTGGCCATCTTGGCCTTGAGCTGCTGTCGCAGGTTCACTGCGCGTCTCCTTCGGTGAGGGTCATCAGTTGGAGCCGTGCGGCTGCCTGGGCGGACCGGGACCGATCGGACGCGGCGGACGACTTCCCGGGCGCGGCCGGGTCGTCGTTGGTCGGATCGGCCGGCTGGCCGGCGGTGCGCTTGGCGGTGCCCGACCCGCTCTTCGGGTCGGAAGTCTCGGCGGCGGCGATAACCTCGCCCAGCGCCGTGTGCGCGCTCTTGAGCCGGTCGAGGTGGGCCTGGGCGAGGACCCGGCCTTCCTTGACGCCGGCGGCGAGCTGGCGGGCCTTGGCGGCGAGCAGCTCGGTTTCCTGGTTGGCGCCGACCAGGCACGGGCCGACCTCGTAGAGCGCGCCGAACTTGCGCAGCTCGTAGACGTCCTGGCCGTCGCGCTCGGCCCAGGAGGCGTCGGCGATGTCGTACGCGAAGCTGAACTGCGTGACGCGGCGGCCCTTGAGCAGCCGGTACACCTGGGCGGCGGTGCGGGCCTCGGGGTCGAGGTCGACCAGGCCCTTGACCCAGAGCCCGACGTCGGTCTCCTTGGCCTCCAGCACGGTGCCGATGTGGGCGAACGGGTCGTACCAGTTGTGCGACCAGATCACGGGGATGGGGTCGCCCTTGGCCTTCCACTCGTCGAGGACGTCGACGAAGGCGCCCGGCATGACGACGTCGCCGTAGCTGTCGAGGTTGCCGAACACCGAGACGATCGCCTCGAATTCGCCGTCGCCCAGGCCGTCCGCCTTGCCGGCCGCCTTGATGCGCGCCGGCGCGGTCTTGATCAGCATCAGTCGTCACCTCTCGCGTACGTGACCGTGCACTTGCAGTTGGCCCGCTCGTCGGTCTCCAGCGCCGGGTCGCCGGGGAAGCGGCCGCCGTTGCCGAAGACGTCGCCGATGTCGACGGTTTGGCCGTTGAGCACGGCGTGTGACGGCCGTGGGTTGCTCGACTTGACCCGCCACGTCTTGGTGGTCAGCCCGCTGGCCTTGGCGGCGTCGTGGCCGCCGAAGTTGCGGGCCTCGGTGGCCACGCCGACCGCGTGCGCCGCGGCCCGGGTGACCCAGGCATCGAGGGCGGTGCGCAGCGCGTCCTTCCACGACCGGTCCGGGTCGCCGGCGGCGCCGGCGATCGCCGCGGCGGCGGCGTCGTAGCCGCCCTGCTCGACCTCGTGGGCGTGCGCGGCCGCGGCCTTCGCCAGCCACGCCGTCATTACGTCCTCGGACCAGCCCTCGGCGTCCGGGTTCCAGAGGCTCAGGACCTCCCATGCGCCGACCGCCGCGAGACGCAGCCCCCAGGACAGCACCAGCGCGGCGAGCTGCTCCTCGCGGTCGGCCTGATCGGCACCCCACAGCGTCCAGAGGTCCGGCGCGCCGTCGTCGGCCTTGGCGTCGAGCCGGGACAGCAGGGCGTCGGCCTGGCGCTGCGCGTACGTGGTGAGCGCGGCGGTCAGCGCCTCCAGCTCGCGGTCGTAGTCGGCCAGGTCGTCTGGCCGGGCCGCCTTGACGCCGCGGCGCCGGCGGCCGGCCTTCGGGGCGGTGTCCCGTGGTGAGGCCAGGCCTCCGATCAGGACGTTGAGCGGGGTGACCAGCTCGTCCCCGCCCTCGATGGCGGAGAGGTTGAGCCGGGCCCGGGCCTCGTTGCGCAGCATGTAGGGCGCGCCCACCGCCGACTGGAGGATCTGCGCCTGCTCCAGGAACGAGCCGCGCAGCTTCGCGTCGACGTGGGCCTCCACGTACAGCTGCGCGTCGCCGAAGTCGGGCACCAGCATCACGTTGGCGACCTGCTCCAGCGGCAGGATGTATGGGCCGAGGGAGATGTTCCACAGCGACTGACGGAAGGCGTCGAGGTTGCTGTAGTTGCCCTCGCGTGCGCCCACCAGCTCCGGGGCGATGTGGTACGCCGCGGCCACCTCGGCGTCGGTGAGCTTGCGGCCTTCCAGGTCTTCGGTGTCCTTCGGGGTGAAGGCGTCGACCTTGGTCGGCTTCATGCCGTCCTCGAGGACCGGCGTGCCGCCCTCACGGCCGCCGCCCCGGACGAACTTCCGCCAGGACGCCACGAACCGGTCGCGGCCGCCGTTCTTGTTCCAGTCCGGCGCGCCAATAGGCCGCTCGATCACCAGCGGCACCCGGGCCCCGTTGGCCCAGACCTGCCGCCGGTAGGCCACGGCCTCCCGGCTCTCGGCCAGGATGTCCTTGAGCGTCTCCATCGGGCTCGTGCCGTTCGCGCCCCGGTTGGCGTAGCCGTAGTCGAAGAGGAAGTCCTCGACCGGGAACTCCTCGTACTCGCCCTGCTTGTTGCGGATCTTCACCGCGACCGGCCAGTCCAGCGCGTCGGCCTTGAGCCGGAAGCGCCGGGCGGGGATGCGGACGAGCTGCAGCCCGTCGTCGTCGGTGGGCACCTTGGCGACGCACCAGCGGTCGTAGAGCATCCAGTCGACGACGACCGAGTGCCAGAACCGGTACGGCGACAGCCGCGGCCGCGGCGCCCGTAGCGCGGCCGCCAGGGCGTGGTCGGTGACCCGCCGGCGGTCGGTGTCGGACTCACGCCGGTACAGGTGGAACGGCACGCTGGCGACGTTGCGGGCGATGAAGTCGACGACCTTGCGTACGGACGGCTGGGTCTTCCAGACGTTGTACGAGCCGACGTCCGGGCTGACCGCCTCGAGGAGCGGCACGCCCGGGTCGACGACCTCGATCCCCGGCCGGGACGCGAGGTGCTCGCCCAGCTCGTTGAGGGTGGCGAACGCGACCATCAGGGCAGCACCTGAACCCAGCGCACGTGCGCGCCCTCGATGAGCAGCCGGCCGGAAAGCGGGGTGCGGCCGCCGTCATCGGCGACGAGCGCCGCGTCGACCAGCTCCAGCCGGCCGGACGGCGCGGCCGCCAGCTCGCCGGCGAAGGTGACGTCGCCGCTGGTGACGAGGACCTTGCTGCCGACGAGCCGGCGGTACGACGACGCCACAGGGGCCTCCTCAGATCACGACGAGCTCTGCGTCCTCGTCGGCGTACGCGGACCGGGCCTCCACGGGGCGGCCCATCGCTTCGGACATGGCGGTGACCAGCGCCGACGCGGCGTCGATCTTCTCGGCGGACCGGGCCTTGTCCGGCTTGACGTTCCCGGACGGGTCGGTGAACACCGACAGGTTGTCGATCTGCCAGCGGACGGCCTCGTTGCCGCCGTGACGCAGCAGCGGGCGTTCCTCGGTGCCGGCCAGGAGTAGCCGCTGGACCTCCTTGAGTGGAGGCGACAGCGTCTGCAGGCCCTGCCTCACCTTGACCAGCGGGGCCTCGGCCTGGGCGAGGTTGTTGGTCAGCGGGACCGCGTTCCAGGGGTCGAAGCCGAGCGACCGGACGTCGAACGTCTCCAGGTCGGCCTCGATCTGCGCCTGGACGAAGTCGTAGTCGGCCACGTTGCCCGGCGTGACGCGCAGCAGGCCCGCCTTGACCCACCTGGAGGCCGCCTTGGCCGTCCGCTTGTCGAGGGCCTCCACGTTCGCCTCGGGCGTCCACAGCCGCCACAGGGCGTCGTAGCCGCCCTCGTCGTCGGGGAACAGCCAGCACAGCGCGATCAGGTCGGACGTGGAGGCCAGGTCGAGGCCGCCGTACGCTTCCCGGCCGGCCAGGGCCTGCTCGTCGACGACGCCGGCGTTGCGGTCCCAGCTGGCCAGCGTGAGGTACTTGGTCTCCTGCTTGGTCCGCACGCCGAGGTGCAGCCGCAGGTACGCCGCCAGCTCGGCCGGGCTGTTCTTCGCCGCGGTGGCCTTCGACCGCAGGTAGGCGCGGGTCGGGCTGATTCCGTACCCGGGGTTCGCCTTGCGCTGGGTCTCCTCAGCGAAGGGGTCGTCCTCGGGATCGGCGCACCACACGACGCCGTACGTCGTCTCGTCGACGAGCACGCCTGAGGCGAGCTGCTCGACCAGGCGCCGCTTGCGGTCGTAGACCGTCTCCCGCCGGCCGGAGTCAGCCGTGGTGATGATGACGATCAGCGGCTGGGTCCGGGAGCCGGTCCCGGTCTCGATCGCCTCCAGCAGGTCCGGGGTCTTGTGGACGTGCAGCTCGTCGACGACGCCGCAGTGGATGTTCGCGCCGTGCTGCGCGTCGGCCGCCGAGGAGACGACCTCGATCGTCGAGCCGGATGGCTTGTGGATGACCTTCTTGGCCAGCGCCTTCACGAACCGAGCGAGCGCCCGGCTCTTCTGCGCCAGGGTCTTGATCGGGTTGAAGACGAAGCCGGCCTGCCGCTCGCTGGTGGCCGCGGTGACGACCTGGGCGCCTTGCTCGCCGTCCGCGCACGCCATGTAGATGGCGATGCCGCCGCACAGGGTGCTCTTGCCGTTCTTGCGGGGCACGTCGACGTACAGCGTCCGCACGATCCGGACGTACGCCTCGCTGTCCTCGTCCCAACGCACCCAGCCGAACACCGGGGCGAGGATGTAGGCGACCTGCCAGGGGTCCGGGATCAGCGGCTGACCGGCCAGCCGGCCCTGCGTGTGGCGCAGCTGGCGGAACGCGGCCAGGACCTGGTCGACGCGGTCCGGATCGAAGGCGGCGCCCTCGACGTCGCGCGGCTCCGGCGTCTTCCACCGCGGCGGGCAGTCCGGCAGCGCGATGCCGCGGCTGACGAGGTACCAGGCGACCTCGGGGGAGAGCTTGAGCCGCTCCAGCTCCTCCGCCGGCGGCAGGAACGCGGTGGGGACCTCGTCAGCCGGCGCGGCTGCTGCCGCCGAAGGGGTTCTCCTCGCCATCCTCGCCGTCGCCCTTCACCAGCCCACCCTCGGCAGACGGGGACAGCCCGAAGTGCGTCGCGAACGCCCGCAACTCCTTGCCGGCCGAGCGCGCGATGACGACGTTCGGGTTGGCCTGGAGCCGCTTCGACTCGGTGCCGTCCTTCCGTACGCTGACGACCTCGACCAGGAGGCCCTGCAGCTGCACCTCGCGGGACGCCCAGACGTACGTCGCCCAGGTCTCGCAGTAGGCCGAGAGCATCGCCCGGTCGATCTTCTTGAGCAGGCCCATCCGGTCCAGGTCCGGCACGACCCGCCGCCACTCCGCGGCCGCCTCCTTCGACAGCCACGTCGGCGGGTTCGGTGCCTTCCGCTCGAACGCCGGCGGCTCCGCGACCTTGCGGCCGCCCGAGTCCGTACCGTTGCCCCGGCCCTTGAGCAGCCGCAGCGCGGGCGGCTCAGGCGTACGCGCCATGGGTCTCCTCCAGCTCGGGCTCGACGCCGCTGTCGTCGATCACGCAGGCGTCGTCCTCGAACGACCACCGGGTGCCCGGCAGGCCGCAGACGCCGGTGAACTCGTGCTCGTCGACGAACCGGCCGGCGAGCCGGGCGATCTCCACGTGGTCGACGCAGGCCGCGAGCGTCACCGGGCCGTACTGCGCGGAGTCGGCGAGCACGTGCCACCGCGCCGGCGCCTCGCAGAGCGGGTCCGCCGGCGTGTCCGAGTAGCCGCAGACCGCGCGGTACTCGTCGCTGGCCGGGCCGACTCGCGGCCCGAACGCACCCGGTTCCGCCACGTCAACCTCCCAGAACGATTTCACAAGCACCGTCCTAAATGGACATGTAATCGATGCCCGGCAATGTGCGTTCACGGACACGGGGGTGCCCCAGGAAATTTCATTCTGAGATTTGGAGAGCTTCACTACCGTCGACGGTGCCCCCGGCCTCCGCCGTCATGATCTCGACTCCCCTACCCCCGCGCGTGCCCGCTGAGCTGCGCGGATGCGCTCGGCTCTGCTCTTCTCCTCGTGGCATGGCGTCGCGCAGATCGCGCCAAGGTTGTCCTCGTCGCGAGGCGATCCGCCCTCGGATACAGGTATCTTGTGATCGACCTGTGTCGCTTCCTGCTTGCCGCAGACGTAGCACCTGCGCTCGTCCCGTCTCAGGATCCGCTGGGCCAGCGTGTCCCACTCGCTGCGGCTCATGCCGTACCGCTGCTCGAAGGGAACCCGCCCGTCCCAGGCCGGCCGCTCGTGCGTGCCGCACCGGCCGCGGTCGACCAGCGTCCGGCAGCCAGGCTCAGCGCATCGGCTCTTCGGTGCGGTCGGCACCGGGCCACCTCCTGGCCAGGGGAGGGGTATCACCCCCGGGGGGGGGTACGACGGAGGCCCCGACCTGGTGGTCGGGGCCTCCGGCCGGGAGCCTATCCCCGGCACCGGCAATGGGTAGTTGTCGTGGACGCACTGGTCCTACTGGCAGGTGAGCGTACGCCCTGCTCACCGGGTGATCAAGTCATGCCGTGGCGGGAGTGTCCTGCCTGGCCTGACGGTCGATCTGGACGCGGCTGTCGAGGACCTGGGCGATGCTCGAGCCGGCCGTAGCGTCCAGTTCGACGTGCCCAGGGGCTGCGTCCCTCAGCCGCTGGGCGGCGACCTGCTGGTAGTGCTCGGACAGCTCGACGCCCACGAACCGGCGGCCGGTCTGCAGCGCCGCCACCCCGGTCGACCCGGAGCCGGCGAACGGGTCCAGCACGGTGCCGCCGGGCACGCACACCTGAGCCAGCTCGGCCAGCAGCGAGACGGGCTTCTCGGTGATGTGCTGCCGGTTGCGGCCCCGGGGCTGGCTGGCCGAGTACAGGCCGGGCAGGTACACCGGGTTGCGGGTGGCGTCGATCGGCCCGTTCGATCCCCAGAGCAGGTACTCGCACTCGGCCTTGAAGCCGCCCTGGCGGGGCCGGCTGATCGGCTTGTGCCACGGCACGATCCCGCGCCACAGCCACCCGCCGGCCTGCAGCGCGTCGGACGTCGCGGGTAACTGCCGCCAGTCGGTGAACACCAGCAGGCTGGCGCCGGGCCGGGCCGCCCGGAGGCAATGCGCCAGGACCAGGGCCAGCCAGGCCACGTACGAGCGCTGGTCGCGGTTATCGCCGGTGAAGTCGGCCAGCTGGTGGACGGCGTCACCGGAGACGTACTTGTCCCGGGCGGACTGCTTGGTGCGGTCGGACTGGGTGCGGCCGCCGCTGTTGTACGGCGGGTCGGTGAGGACCAGGTCGACGCTGCCAGCCGGGAGGGTGGGCAGCACGACCAGGGCGTCGCCGGCGTGCAGGGTTGATCGGTCGTCGGTGTGAAGGATGGTCATATCTGGCGTCCCCCGTTGCACAGATGGATGGTCTGTCGCGCCAGCGTGCGACACGGACGTCCCGGCGTCAGCCGCCGGCGGCGGGGCCCGGGACGGAAGAAGTGGGCGCACTGGTCCCACTGGCATCCGAGCGTACGCCCTGGTCAGGCTCGTGATCAACGGCAGCGGCCTGCCGCTCGCGCTCGGCCCTGGCGGCGGCTCTGCGGGCCCGGTCTTCCTCGTCTCGCCGGCGCTGCTCGGCCAGCTCGTCGAGGAGGTTCAGCACGTCGCCGAACCGGTAAAGCGGCCTGAGCCACTGGTCCCAGGCCAGCTCCTGCGGGCCCTCGACCTCGTCGTCCAGCGCGACGGTGGCCTGCCGCAGCCGGCCGCGCTGCGCCAGGGCTCGCAGCTGCCCGGGCGTGCACGTCCGACCGAGCCGTGCCGCCGCGGTGGCCAGCTGCGACGCGGTGCCTCGGACATCGCGGGCCTCGTCGAGCAGCCACCGCACGCGGGGCCCGGTCTGGTGGGTGGTCTGGCAGCCCGGGCACCGGACCCAGGTGACGCCGGGCCAGGCGTACAGGTCGGTGGTGCACCGCTGCTCCGGGTCGCCGTCGATCGGCGCGAGGCAGGTGCCCGCGTACCACCGGTCGGCGGGATTCTCGACCAGCCGCTTGACCGCGTGCGCGGCGCCGAGCAGCTCCTCGGCGGCGTCGGTGGCGTCGGGCTGGCGGCGCAGCCAGTGCAGGTGCTCGACGACGAACCGGGCCGCGGCCGCCACCGGGTGCTCGGCGCGTCGGTCGCGGATCTCGTCGCACGACTGGTGGCCACACCGGCCGGGCAGGGCGGTCCAGCCGGGGCCGGCGCAGAGCGGTCCGACCGTGCGGGGCCGGCGGCGGGGCAGGGGTACGCCGCGGGCGGTGGCGATGTGGTCCATCCAGGTGACGACGACGTGCGCGGCCGCCCAGGCCGCGTTCGACGCCTTGAGGTCGACGGGGATGGGGGGCTCGGTCGAGCGTGGGCCGTCGCGGTCGCCGTAGCGGGCCTGCCGGGCGATGTTGACCGCGGGCTCGCCGGCGAGGTCCGCCATCTCCTGGAGGGCCTGGCCGACGGGCCGGTAGCACTTCGGGCAGACGTAGCCGCCGGTCGGGTCCGGCCGGCCACACCAGGCGCAGTCGTGGAAGGAGGTCACCGGTTCTCCTCTTCGGGGGCGGGCGGGGTGGCGGGGACGGAGCCGGGGGGCCAGACGTAGTCGGGTGGTGAGGTTGCGGAGCTGGGCGGCCGGGAGCGCCGGTGGTAGATGTCCGGGGAGTCCGGGGGCCTGGCGGGTTGGGTGGGGCGGCGGGTCGGATCAGGGCGATCGGGGCGGTGCCCGACCCGACCCTCCCCGGCACCCCCCTCGACCGTCGCGGACCGCTGTTCGTGCTGGTGACCGCCGTTCTGCGGATACACCTCACCCATGGTGTTGTCGTTCGGATCGGCGATCCGGTCGGTTGTTCGATCAGTGATCGGATCAGTGATCGGATCAGCGTTTGATCGGTGTTCCGTCGCTGTTCCGTCGGTGATCGGCGGGTGGTCGGGGAGGTCGTTGAGGACCTGGTCGCGGCTGGCCCAGGCGGCCCGCTCGGGGGCGGTGGGTTCGGGCAGGAGGACCATGTCGGCCTCGTAGGGGGTGCGGTGGCCCTTGTGCTCGTTGCAGCGGGCGCAGCAGACGACGAGGTTGGCGCCGTCCTCGCCGGCGGGCAGGTCCGGGTCGACGTGGTCGAAGGTGAGCACCTTCCGGCGGTCCCGGGCCCGGCCGGCCTTGGCCGACAGCGGCCCGGAGCGGCAGTAGCGGCAGGCGCCGCCGTCACGGGCGTAGACCATGGCCTTGAGCGGCGCGGATCGCAGGTCGGCTTTCTGGGCGCGGTTGCGCTCGTACTCGGCTCGGGAGGGGTTGCGGCGCAGGAAGTTGTGGATCCGGTAGGCGTAGCCCTCGATCCAGGCGTCGCCGAGGCACCGGCATTCGTCGCCGGGGCGGTGTAGCAGCGGCTGTTCGTCGAGGACCGGCGTGCACAGCAGCTCCAGGTAGCGGCGCCGGCGGGCGTAGCGGATGGCGGTCTGCTCGGTGAGGTAGCCGTCCTTCTTGATGTGGCTGGCCTTGGCCTTGAGGCGGCAGTAGGCGGCCTGGAGGTGGTCAACGAGGTTGGCGTCGCCGCCGGCGAGGACGTCCCACACGGCCTCGTCCGCGAAGGTGTCGCTTTCCAACCAGTAGGGCATACGGTCCGCCTAAAGATCAACTTTGTTCGATGGGTGTTCTAAAACGCGATCGACGCGGCCACCCGTCGAGGGATGGCCGCGCCGCGGTTGGCGGATCGGTCAGATGGGGTTGATGCGCCTCCACCACGAACGCCGGCGCGGCTGGGTGTCGACACGCACCTGCAGCTCGGCCCGTGCCGCTGCCGATGCGGCGGGAAGCGCGGGCGGCGCGGCGGCGGGCGCCGCCGGCGGCACCGGGGCCGCAGGGAGCGAGCGCAGCAGCAGGTCGTCGACGTGCCGCTGCCACTCGCTGATCGGACGGCCGAGGATCGGCTCCGAGCCGTCCGTGAGATCGGCCAGCTCACCGAGCAGCCGCGCGGCCAGCTCGTACGCGCTGGGCCCGGACGGGGAGGCGTTGACGATCAGCGCGGCGACGAGGCTCGTCAGCAGCGTCCCCCGCAGGTCCCGCGCGATCCGCTGGCGCAGCTGCGCCTCCGACTCGTGGGCGGCGGTCAGTTCCTCGGCCAGGCGCAGCCGCTCGGCGTTGGCGCGGTCGGCCTGCTCGCGGTACCGGTCGCGCTCAGCGTCGGCGTTCGTGACCGCGCGGTGCAGCTCGTCGACGCGGCCCCACGCGATGTTCAGGCTGACCTGCTGGGCGTTGCAGACCCGGGCGAGGCGGATCCGGTGGTCGAGCAGCGCGTCGATGGTCGGTCCGTACACGCGGCGGGCCTCCGCCCGGGCGGCCAGGTCGGTGGCGGTGTCGGCGTGGGTCATGGGGTTCCTCCAGGGGCGGGTTTGCAGGCAGGGCAGCGGGAACCGGGTAGGCCCCAGACGGGGCGGTAGCAACCGACGCAGGCCACGTACTCGTAGCCGGCCGGCGGGGACGGATCAGAGCGCTCGGTGGCCTCAGGTGGGGCGTCGCCGGCGAGCGCGGCCTCGACCAGGGCCCGGCCGCGGCGGGCCCTCTCGACAGCCTCGGTCGGGCTGCGGGCCTGCCGCGCGGCCAGGTCGGCCTCCCAGGCGGGCCGGCCTCGCCGGCGCGGCGCGCTCACCGGACGCTCCCACCGGTCAGCACGGCCTCGACGAGGGCGCGGCCGCGACGGGAGGTCGCGGCGAACTCCTCTGCCGGCGTGCGGCCGACGACCGGCCGGCCGTCGTCGACCGGCGCCACCCGGGGCGCTGGTGCCACCGCCGGCGGGGCAGTCGCGCGGCTGGGGTCGGGCAGTAGGCCGAGCTGGTGCGCGGCGCGCTGCCAGTGCGGGCACGCGTCGTGCAGCAGCCGCCGCGGCGTCTTCGTCTTCGGGTCGGTGGCGGCCGAGCGGAAGGCTGCGGCGACCAGGTCCCAGCGGCGCTCCTGGACCGCGTTGTCGGCCAGGACGTCGCGCAGCGCCCGGGGCGACCAGTCCGGGCGGGCGGCGATCAGCTCGGCGGCCAGGTCGTCTTCCACGGTCGCCGGTTGGGGTTGATCGGCCGAAGGCGTCTTCTCCTCCTCCTGGCCGGCAGCCGAGGAACCAGAAGGAGGAGTAGGAGGTTCTACTTCATCAGGTTCAACTTCTTTAGGTTCCCGCCCCGAAATGGGGGTGACAGGTTCACCCGAATCGGGGGTGACATGTTCCCCCGGATCGGGGGTGACAGGCTTGTCGGCCTGTTCCCCCCGATCGGGGGTGACAGGGCTGACCTGCTCCTTATCCTTCGCCTTGGCGCGGCGAGCGTCCCGCTTGGCCTTCTCGTCGGCGCGCTTGAGCGCGATCAGCGCCCGGTGCTCGTCGTACCACGCCTTAAGAGTGATCTTGCCGGTGTAGCCGGGCGGGGGGAGCTGGTGCACGGTGTAGGTATTGCGGCGGTGCAGGCCGCTGCGGTCGACGTCGACGGCGCCCAGGTCCACCAGCTCGTCGAGGTATCCCTTGATCTTGTCGCCGCGAGACATGCCCATCAGCACTGCGAGGGTCAGCGTGCTGGTCTTGACCATGTCGTCGTCGCGGGATCGGTTGACGTGCATGCGCAGCACGACGTACAGGGCGATCGCGCCGGGGCTGACCCCGGACAAGGCGACCCAGTCGTGCACGTCGGTCCACTGCGGTGACTCGCGGCCGCGCTTGAGGTCGACGTCGGCGCCGGGGCTACGGGTGGTCGTCACGCCTGACCTCCCATCGGTCGGTGGCACGCGGTACGGTTGGTGCTTCTCACGCTTGGCCTTTCGAGGTTGGGCAGGCGGCGCGGCACCTCTGACCAGGTGCCGCGCCGTTGTTGTTGGGCGGTGTCATGCAGCCCTGGATCTGGGACGCAGGGCTTCTAGCAGCACCCGGCGGTGCTCCTGGGGGTTGTCGGACGGGTCGACCGGCCGCGGCGCGGGCGCAGGCGGCGGGGCGGTCTGCTCGACGGAGACGTCGCCGGGGTCGCCGTATCGCTCGGCGAGGACCTGCCGGAGACGGGCATCAGGATGTGTCATCGGTCGAGGAACCTCTCTGCCTGCTCGTCGACGTCGGCGAGGGTCCGTCGTCCCAGTTCGGTGGGTTCGACCCGGTGCTGGCACCGCTGGTCGTGCAGGGCAGGGCCGATCCGGATCCACTCGGCGGCCAGCTGCTCCTCGGCTCGGGCGGTGACGCGGAAGGCGCGGCTCTGGCCGCTGGAGGTGTCTCCCAGCCAGTAGGAGCCCTCGCCGCAGTCGTGGGTGACGTCGCCGGCGGCGGCGGCGCGCAGCAGCGCGATCCGGGTCTTGGTACGGGCCAGCAGCCGATCGTGGGCCATTACGCTCCCTCGCTGGTCCGGTCATTGGCCACCGGGCGCGCCTCCTGGTCGACGTCGCCGCCGTGGGCGCGGCACAGGCCGTTGAGCCAGGGGCGGGCGCCGCAGGGAGTGATTCCGGTCGGCGGCAGCCAGGGGCAGGCAGGCGGTCCGTCCGGGTGCCGGTCGCCGGCCATGAGGTCCAGGCCGGCCCGCATGGCGGCAGTGAGGGCGGCGGCGCTGTCGCCGTCGACGTCGACGTGCTGCAGGCCGTACCGGTTGTGGTGGCCCCGGTGGAGGCCGTCGCCGTTGGACCAGGTGCGGGCGTGCCAGTCGGTCCACCGCTGGGCGAACGCGTCGTCGCGGTCCTCGCGGATTGACGGGTCGGCCAGCGACGTCTCGTAGTGCCACCACAGGTTGCTGGCGTCGGACAGCACCCGCATCGGCGTGCCGTTCCACGCCGCGCCGAGGTGGATCAGGCGGCGACCGACCAGAGGTGTCAGGTATGGCACGAGCTGGTCGGCGTCGACCGCACCGGGGGTGCGGGCGAGCTTGCTGCTCGGGTACTTCGGCCATACGAGGACGTCGACGAGCACCTGGCCGTCGACGGTGGTGGCGTGGACCTCGATCGGGCAGCCGTGTCCGAGCCGGTGCAGGGCGATCAGGACGGTGTCGGGGTGGTAGAGGACGTCGCGGGCCCAGTCGACGGCCTGCTGTCGCAGCGCGAGCCACGACGGGCGTGCCGCGGCGAGGCGCTCCGCCCGCCCGCAGCCGAGGCACCGCCGCCGCTCGTCGTTCGTCATGGGCAGTGGGGCGTCGCTGGTGGCCTGGCAGCGGGCGCAGGTACGGGCGGCCGTCCAGGCGGCCTGCCGGGCCGGCGACAGTGCCGGCAGCTCCACGGAGTCCGCGATCGCGTACAGCGGCGCGTGCTTGTTGCCGTGGTAGAACAGGGTCGCCACCGACTTCTGCCTGTCGGCGGGGCGGCGCCGCTGGCGGGCCAGCATCGTCTTGGTGGCCAGGTGCTCGGGGATCTCCCCGACCCGGTACAGAGGCAGGCCGTCCGGGCAGCGCGTACGTCGGTCGGTCATCTCACGCTCCCTCGCTGGTGCGTACGTAGACGCGGATGTACTGGCGGTAGCGGCCGGCGTCGGCGCCGGCGAGCACGTGCGGGTCGCCGACCTCGAGCAGCCGGCCGCCGCCGGCGAGCTGCGCCCGCAGCCCGGTCAGCTCCTCGTAGGTGCCGACGGCCCACACCTCCAGGCCGAGCGCAGAGTTGGCGCGGGGCTTGGCGCTAGGCATGGCGGCCGCCGAACGGCCAGCGGCGCCCCGGTGGGTGCGCGTCGAGGGCGGCGTAGCCGGCGCGGGTGAGCCGGTATCGGGCCGGTGCGGCGTACCCGGCGAGGGCCAGCGCCGCGACGGCCAGGTGCAGCAGCCGGTCCCGGTCGGCGGGGTCGAGCGCGTGCACCACGTCGACCACGTGCTGGCCGGGGCAGATCCCGGCGTGCGGGCATGCCTCGGCGTCGCTGTGCTGCGCCGCGGCGGCGACCAGGTCGACGAGGACGGCCCGGTCTTGGTCGAGCAGGGCCAGCAGCGCCGGCGGCGGGGTCAGGTCGTCGTCCATCACCACTCCCGCTCGCCGAGGATCCGAGCCTCCAGCTCGCGTGCTGCGTCGTGACGCGGGTCAGCGGCACCCTCGGCCGCGGTGGAGTCGGGGTGTTGGGCGTCGCCGGCCCGGCCGAGCTTGTGGCAGACCTGGCAGGGAGCCAGCCGTGACCAGGGGTCGGCCGGCACACCGTCCGCCGCCACGTACGCGTGCGGCGAGACGGTGGGCCGGCCGGGGCGGGGCGCCTTAGACACCGCTGGTGGCCTCGACGGTCAGGCCGAGCAGCGGCGCCAGGTTGGTGACGAGCATCCGCGCCTCGTAGATCGGCACGAAGGTGATCGGCCCGCCGCCGAGCTGCACGGCGAGTGCCGTCTGCTGGTCGGCGGCCTGGTCGAGAGTCCGGCGCTTGCGCTCGGTCTCGCCGAACCACAGCGAGCCGGGCCGCTGCAGCTGCGCGACCACGAGGACCGCGTCTCCGTGCGGCAGGGTGAGGACCAGGCGCTGCGGTGAGCTGCGGTGCACGCCGCCGGAGGCCGGCAGCGTCGGCACCTCCGCGTCGCACAACGTTGGCTCGCACCAGTCCGGGTGCGGCAGGACAGTGATCGTCATCGGGTGGTTCCCTCCTGAATCGGTACGCGGGGCAGGACCGCCGTGTCGTCGGCGGCCGGGCCCGCCTGCGACGTCGGCCGGCGCGCGCCGACGGCGAAGCCGTCTACGCCGGCGGGCACGGGCTCCCCCGTCGGGGCGTCGTGGCCGCGGTCGTAGGTCATCGGGTCGTCACCGGCCAGGCCGAACCAGGCCTCGTCGAACGCCGGGCGCTCGTCGAGCAGGGTCAGCGGGCCGAACTCCTCCACCGCGAGCGCCGGCCCGTAGAGCAGGCCGCCGTTCACGGCGATCAGCAGCGTGTCTCCGGGGTCGGAGTCGTCACGCTGGTAGCGGATCGCGAACAGCAGCGCCCCGTCCGCACCCCGCCACACCTGCCCCGGGTGCACCTCGGGAATGTGCGGGTGGATCTCCACCAGCGGCTGGAAGTGCTCGTCGACCAGGGGCAGGTGCACGACGTCGCCCGGGTGGTCAGGCAGGGTCACCTGCAGCTGCAGCTCGCCGTGCGCGACGATCGTCGCCGCCGGGATCACCAGGCGCACGACGGTGCCCGGCAGGGTACGGTCGTAGGCGCTCCTCGGGTGGCCACCGGGGTCCGAACCGGCGGTGGCTGCAGCAGCTGGCGGCTGGGCTGCACGGTGACCTTCACGCCGAGGGCCTTGGCGTGCTGGCGGGCGGCGGCGCGCAGCGCGCTGCGCGCCTTGGCCTTGCTCTCGCAGTGGATGACGACCACCTCGCCGCCGTCGGGCCGGTGGATCACCTTCCACCCGTCCTCGCGGCTGTAGCGGGCCTCCACCAGGGCGTGATCGGTGTCGGGACGGTAGATCGTGTCGAGGGTGACGACCGCGTACATGGGCGCGTCACGCGCGTAGTCGTACTCCCAGACGCGGATCTCCGGGACGCCGTGCGGGCGCCAGGGCGGGGCGACCGCGTCGAGCTTGCGCCAGGGCGGGATGGACCACGAGTAGTCCGGCCCGGTCTTGTCGGTCCACACCTGCACCGCGGCGTACTCGTTGGCCTGGTCGACGCGCTCGACGGTCTCCCACCGATTCAGCGGGGAAACGAACCGCCAGCCCTGGGCCAACTTCTCCGCCACGGGGCGGACGTCATCGCAGCCCAAGCACTGCTTGGTGCCGCCGCAGCTCAGGCAGGTCGGCTCGTGCTTGTCGAGGACCTGCGCGGCCAGGCCCCGGCGCTGGCGCAGGACCCGCAGGACGCTCGAGACCGCGTACATGGGCGCGTCCGGAGCGATCTCGCCGACCGCCGTGCGAAGCTCAGACAGCGCGTGGTCGAAGTCGTAGTCGCCGCTCGGCAGGGACGGCACCCGCTGGTTGGCCTCGTAGCGTCGAGACCACTCAGAGACGCTCATGCGAAGGCCACCTCGTCCTCGCGCAGCGCCGGGTCCTGAACCGGGGCCGGCCAGATCAGCCGCGGGAACTCCACCGGCACCTCCGCGAACAGACCCATCACCGGCCGGGCAAGCGTCGCGACGTCCGGCTCGTCGGCGGCGGCCGACGCGGCCGCCGGCCACTCGGGCGGGTTCTGTGCCACGTTCGCGGCGGCGGTCCGGCCCGGGGTCAGGCCGTTGACCTTGCACCAGACGTGCAGCAGCCAGCCGTGCCACGGCGTGCCGGCGTCGTCGTTGCCCATCCAGTGCCAGCTGCTGCCGACCTGGTCGTGGATGACCTCGACGTCGAGCATGTCCGCCCACGCCTCGACCGCGGCGACCTGGTCGTCGTCGAAGCGGAGGCTGACGGCACCGCACTCGGGGGCCATCTCGATGTTCATCGGGGCCGGCAGGGACTCGGTCACCGTGCGGGCGATCACCCGCAGCAGGTACGCCCGGTCAGCGGGGGTCTTCGGCTGCCGCATGTTGGCGGCCTCCGGTACGCTCTCGGTCATCTGGATCTCCTGGTCTTGGCGGGTCAGGGACAGGTGTTGCGGGCCCTCTGCCGTTGCCGCGGCTGGGGGCTCGTGTCGTTCAGGCCGCATCGCGTCGCCGCTTCTTCGCGCTCTCCAGCGCCATGCGGCGGTAGTGCGCTCGCTTGAGTCGGTCGACCGCGGCCGCCAGCTCGTCCGGGCTGAGCACGCCGTCCGGGTCGGCCTGGCGCTCCCACTGGCGCCGGCGCGCCTCGCGGGCGGGCGCCAGGGCAGCGGTGCGCTCCTCCTGGCTGTTGACCCGGGACCAGCGGGTAAGCGATCCGATCGCGGCGGAGAGCTGGCGTTGCGCCGGCGGCAGAGCCGCGAATCCCCGGCTCATCAGGCGACGGCCTTGTCGGTGCGGAAGGCGTCGGTGCGATTCGGGCGCAGGGCCTGTACGAGCGAAGCGTGGACGGTGACGCTGCACCGGGGCGAGTAGCCCAACTCCAGCTTGCTGACGTACGCCTTGGTCACGCCGACGCGGGTGGCGAGCTCTCCGATGGACAGCCCGCGTTCCTTGCGTGCCTCGCGCAGCGCATCGCCGTTGATTGCGACGAAGGCGCTTGCGCGGGACCTCCTGGGCGTCTTCAT